GGCTGAGATCCTGTACGGGTTAGAACAAAGCCCTGGAGGTGTTCGTTGGCTGGACCTCCTCCGAAGCGATCGGACCAACGGCGTCGCCGGAACAAGACTGAGCCGGTTGAGAAGGCCGTGTCTGACGGTGAGGTGCGTGGCCCTGACCTGGTAGGTCGCCATTGTGCGGTCGCGAAGCGTTGGTATGAGGCTTTGCGCCGTTCGGGCCAGGCGCAGTGGTTTGAGCCGTCTGACTGGGCAGCAGCGGAGCTTGTGGTGTTGGCGATCGACGAGTTCGTGAAGAAGCCGTCGGCGTTCATGTTTGGGCAGTTGATGTCGGCGCAGGCGTCTCTGTTGGTGACTGAGGCTGAACGTCGGCGGTTGCGGATCGAGTTGTCGGCCCCTGGCGAGGTTGAGGAGGCGGACCCTGATGTCGCTTACCTTGACGAGTGGCGTAGCCAGCTCGGGTCCGGCTGACCGTCTCGCGACCCTCCCGGCATGGGGCTGGGACCCGCTGGATCGGGACGCGCCGAGGACGTTGGGGTTCGCGGCGGCCGGGTGGGCTCAGCGGTGGTTGACGCAGCCGAATGGCCCGAGGGCAGGGCGTCCGTTCCGGTTCACCCGCGATCAGTTGACGTTCCTGTTGTGGTGGTATGCGGTCGATGACGAGGGCCGTTGGCTGTTCACGCACGGTGTACGGCGGCTGGCGAAGGGGGCTGGGAAGTCGCCGTTCGCGGCGGTGCTGTCGCTGATCGAGTTCTGCGCTCCGGTCCGTCTGGACCGGTTCGACGATCGTCGTCCTGGCGGGTGTGTGGGCCGTCCGGTGGATATGCCGCTGGTGCAGATCGCGGCGACGGCGGAGTCGCAGACGGCGAACACGATGCGGATGGTTCGGGCGTTCGCCCCGAAGGGTTCGAAGGTCGCCGAGGCGCACAATCTGGATGTGGGGAAGACCCGCTACTACCGGCTGCCGGAGGGGACGTTAGAGGTGATCACGTCGTCTGCGACCGCCGCTGAAGGAGCAGAAGCCAGCTTCGTGGTGGCGGACGAGACGGAGCATTGGACCCCCTCGAACGGTGGCCCTGAGCTGGCCGCGACGCTTGAGGACAACCTCGCGAAGTCGGGTTCGCGGATGTTGGAGACGTGTAACGCGTTCGTGCCCGGTTTGGAGACGGTCGCGGAGGCGTCGTGGGAAGGTTGGCTGGCGCAGGAAGAGGGGCGCACTCGTGGTGAGACGAGGATGCTGTATGACGCCAGGATGGCCCCGCCGGATACGGATATGGCGGACCTGGCGTCGCTCAGGTCAGCGTTAGAGCACGTCTACGCAGACTGTGCCTGGATCGATGTTCGGAACCAGATGGAGCGGATCTGGTCACCGCGCGCACGCCCTGACGACTCGAAGAGGAAGTATCTGAACTGGCCGACCGCTGCGTCGGACGCCTGGGTGGAGCTCGAGGAATGGCAGCAGCTCGCCGACCCGTCCGTTGAGGTGGACCCGGATGAGCCGGTGGTGCTGTTCTTCGACGGCTCCCGCTCCAGGGACGCGACGGCGCTGGTGGGTTGCACCGTCGAGGACGGTCACGTGTTCACCCTCGGGGTGTGGGAACCGGACCAGAACGACCCGAACGACACGGTCGATGTTGCGGACGTTGACCTGACCGTCCGGCAGACGATGGACCGGCTCAATGTGGTGGCGTTCTTCGCGGACGTGCGCGAATGGGAACAGTTCGCGTTGACGACCTGGCCGCAACGTTACAAAGACCAGCTGAAGGTGTGGGCTGCCCCGCAGGCCCGGCCTCCGCAGCCGGTCGCGTGGGATATGCGCGGCCACGCCTACGACTTTGCGAAGGCCACCGAGGCGTGCCATGCGGAGATCGTGGAAGGTGCGTTCACCCACGACGGCCACCCGGCAACCACACGCCATGTGGGCAACTGCCGACGTAGGCCCTACAGGGATGCGGTTGCGGTCGGGAAAGAGTCACCCGATTCGCCCCGGAAGATCGACGCGGCAGTGTGCGTGATCGGCGCACGGATGGCACGCCGGATGGTGCTCGGATCAGGGAAGACGCTCGGCAAACCGAAACCGGCCCGTGTTGTGGTGCTCGACTGATGGAGGTGCGCCCGTGACTGCCATGGTCGTACCTCCCGTAGACCTCGCCCCGTCCCGCCTGACGCCAGACGAACGCGCCACGGTGCAACGCCTCGTGGAGCAGCTGCAGAACGCCCAACGCCACAACAACCTGATGGAGCGCTACTACGAGGGGAAGAACTTCGTCCGCGACCTGGGTATCGCGATACCTCCCCACCTCCGCGATCTGGAAGCCGTGGTTGGATGGCCCGGTGTCGCGGTCGACTCCGTGGAGGAGCGGCTCGACCACGACGGGTGGACCGTCACAGGGTCGGACCAGCTCGAATCGGAAGTGGAAGAGATCGTTGAGGCGAACCAGCTGGATGACGAGCTTGGTGCAGGACGGCTTGACGCGCTGATCTACGGCATCGCCTACATCACTGCCGGTACCGGTGCGGCGGGGGAACCGTCCCCGCTGGTGACGATCGAGTCGCCCCGTTGGATGACGGGCCTGTGGAACCGCCGCCGACGGGCGATCGACGCAGCTATGTCGGTCACCTGGGGGTCGGAGTATCCGGGCCAGGTCACCGACGTGACCTTGTACCTGATGGGTGAGACGGTCCGTCTGCAGGCGAACGGGATCGGGCAGTGGCGTGTCGTGGACCGCGACGCCCACGGGCTGCCGTTCGTTCCGGTTTGGCCGCTGATCAACCGTCGCCGTCGAGGTGACGAGGGGGGACGGTCGGAGATCACGCGGGCTATCCGCTCGGTGACGGACAACGCGGTGCGGACGGTGTTGGGGATGGAGATCCACCGCGAGTTCCATGTTGCACCGCAGCGGTGGATCATGGGCGCTAGCGAATCCGCGTTCGTTGGCCCTGACGGGAAACCGAAGACGGCGTGGGAAACCTACCTCGGCCGTGTGCTGGCGTTGGAGGCGAACGAGAGAGGCGAGACGCCAGAGGTTGGTCAGTTTCCGTCGTCGTCACCGTCGGGCTACATCGAGCAGTTGCGTGCGTTGGCGCAGATGGCCGCTTCCGAATCCGGTGTGCCGGTCAAGTCGTTCGGTCTGGTGCACGAGTCGAACCCTGCATCGGCTGACGCTGCGCTGGTTGACGAGTCGCGTCTGAACAAGCGGGTGGAGCGGCGTCAGCGGACGTTCGGTCGTACGGAAGCCGCGGCGATGCGCGGCGCGCTGTGGATACACCACGGCACTGATCCTGGTGTGACTCCGACGCCGGTGTACCGGCCTGCTGCGACACCCACGCTTGCCGCCTCGGCTGACGCGACCCAGAAGCTCGTTTCGGCCGGGATCTTGCCTCCCCATTCGGACGTGACGTTACGTCGCATCGGGTTGACGGAGGCGGAGCGTGCCCAGGTGCGTGACGATTGGCGGCGGGAGAGGGCCGGCGCGATGATCGCCGCGCTGTCACGCGCTTCCGACAGTGAGGGTGACGTTGGCGACGAGAGCTGACGTTACCCGGTTTGTGCGGTCGCTCGACGGGATCGAGGCGCTCGCGGTAGCAGACCTGCGGCGTGTCTGGCGAAGGTTCGACCTGACAGACGCAGTCGCGGCACGTCGCGCCCTCGAAGAGGTGCTACCGGCGCTCGTGGACCGTTACGGGGAGGTGTCCGCAACGGTCGGGGCCGACTGGTACGACGACCTGCGTGCCCGGTCGTCCCCTCCCGGCAGGTTCAACGCCGTGATGGCGGACCCTCCCGCTGCCGAGGCCGTCCGTGCGAACGTCCGCTGGTCCGTCACCCCACTGTTCTCCGAGACCCCTGACAGCAGCAAAGCGTTCGCTCGGGCCGCACGTGTGCTGTCACGTCACGCGTTACAGCCGGCACGCGACACCGTCACACGCTCCGCAAGGTCCGACCCGGCACGGCCTCGGTGGGCGAGGGTCCCTGGCGCTGTAGACCCGTGCGCGTTCTGTCTGATGCTCGCCTCCCGTGGCGCGGTCTACCACACGGAAGACACGGCCGGTGGGCTGAACCCGGACCACTACCACGCCGACTGCCGCTGCAGCCCAACCCCGCTATGGGCCGGCGACCCTCTGCCGTCGGGGTACGACCCTGACGAGCTGTACGCCCAATACCAGGAAGCCCGCCAGGCGACCGAGGCCGACTACCCGACGACACGTGGGGTCCTGGCGGAGCTTCGGCAGCTGCAAGGCATCCGATAACGACTTGACCGGACTGGCTGCATCGCAGAGACGCCGAACGGTGGCGGCGTCGACCAGGACGGGAAACCCACCGGTCCACTCCTTGAGGAGGGCCAGCAATGGCAGACACACCGACGACGCCCGCACCTGCCCCGGAATCTGACCCCGGCGAGAAGATGTTGACGCAAACCCAGGTCAACAGCCTCCTCGCGGAGCAGAAACGGAAGCTGACGGCGTCGTACGCGGACT